GAGATCACTATCAGATTCTCTAGTGTAACTGTAAACACGGTAACTCGTAAATTACGTGCTCACTGGACTCCTGAATTAGCCCAAGATCTTGAGGCTTATCACTCAATTGATGCAGAAGCTGAATTGACAGCATTATTGTCAGAGCATGTAGCTGCTGAAATTGACAGAGAGATAATTATTGACTTAGTTAATGGTGCTCCTTTCAAAGCTCGTTGGGATTATAACGGATTAGCAAATAACGCTAACTTCTTTGGAACTCAAAAAGACTGGAACCAGACTCTTATTACAAGAATCAACGAACTTTCAGCTCAAATCCATAAAGCAACACTTAGAGGTGGAGCTAACTGGGTAGTTTGTTCTGCTGAGGCGGGTGCAATCTTTGATGACCTTGAATATTTCCACGTTGACACTTCTGCATCTCCAGAGAGCGAGAAGTACAACCTTGGTGTTGAAAAAATCGGAAACTTAGGTTCTCGTTATGTTGTTTACAAGGATCCTTATATGCCTTCTAATATTGTTTTATTAGGTCACAAAGGTAACACATTCTTGGAAGCTGGATATGTATATGCTCCATATATTCCTCTTCAATTAACACAAACAATCACTGACCCTAACGACTTCACACCTCGTAAAGGAATTATGACACGTTACGCTAAGAAAATGGTTAATAACAGGTTCTATGGTGTAATTATAATTGACAATGTAAATACTTATATTTAATCGTAAGATTAAATTAATAATAAAGAGAAAGGGTCTATTTGGACCCTTTTTTTTTATATATAAATTTAACTCCACTTTTAGGGTTTTTGAAACTATTTATAAATAAAATTCGTATATACTTTATGGAAAATAATAATTTTATTGCAATATGTAAAAAAACTAAAAAAATTTTTAATGATTATAAAAATGTTTCTGGTATTTTAACTTTACATATATTATCTTTATATCCTAACATAAGTATTCCATCTTCCTTTTTAAGAAGACAATATAAAAAAAATAATAATAAATATTGGCATGAACAATTTTTTGATATCGAAGAAAATAAAAATATCATAAATATTAAAAAATGTAAATTTTGTAATTGGACAACAAAAGATATAAAAAATAATTCAGGACAATATACCACTCATCTATTAAAAAAGCATAATATTTCAATAGAAAAATATTTAAAACAATTTCCAGAAGAAAAAATATTATTTAAAACGTTTATTATAAATAAAGATAAAGAAGAAAAAATGCTATCAAATAATAAAAATTTTGTTACTTGTAAAATTTGTAATAAAAAATTAAAAAGTTTAACAAATACCCATTTAAAAAAACACAACATAGATTTAAGTGACTATAAAATACGTTTTCCAAATGAAAAATATCACTCAGAAAATTTTATAAAAAAAACTAGTATTAATTTAGAAATAGCTACTAAAAATATAAAAAACTCCTATGTTTCTAAACCAGAAAAATCATTAAAAGACTTTTTATGTTCATTAGATTTAAAATTTAATAGCAATGATAGAAAATTTTTAAACGGCGTAGAAATAGATATATTAAGCCACGAAAAAAAAATAGGTATAGAATTTAATGGAAATCTATATCACTCAGAAAATTATGGTGGTAAATTAAAAAATTTCCATTTAAATAAAACTAAATTAATGAATCAAAAAGGATATGGACTAATACATATTTTTGAAGATGAATGGTTTTTAAAAAATGAAATTGTAAAAAATAAAATTAAATATTTATTTGACAAATTGGAAACTTCTATAATTCACGCAAGAAAATGCATTATTAAAGAAATATCCCCCAGTGAAAAAAATGAATTTTTAAATAAATATCACATACAAGGAGAAGATAAATCAAATATACATATTGGGGCGTATTTTAATGAAGAATTAATTTCTGTTATGACTTTTGACAACAAAAGACAAATGAACGGTGGTAATAATGAAAATTTATATGAATTGAAAAGATTTTGCAATTCATTTAATTATAGTATTACTGGAATAGCAAATAGATTATTAAAGTTTTTTATAAAAAAATATAATCCTAAGAAAATAATAAGCTTTGCAGATAGGAGATGGACATTAAATGCTAATAATAATTTATATATAAAATTAAATTTTAAATTAACAAAAACATTAACTCCTGATTACTCATATTTTAATCAAAAAATACATAGATTAAAGAGATATCATAAGTTTTCATTTGGAAAATCTTCATTAAAAACCAAATTTCCACAAATTTACAATAAAGAAAAAACAGAATGGGAGATTATGCAAGAGTTAAAATATGATAGAATTTGGGATTGTGGAAAATTTAAATATGAATTACCCCTTTAAAATATAAATAAACACCATACTACATCTATATAATTACCAAATTCTCTTTTTATTTTACAATTTTCACACTATTTATAGAAAAACGTAAAATAATGGGATTATACAAACAAAATTATCAAGCTATAAACTTACCAGTTGGTGCATATACCGAAGGATTTTTAGGAGATGGTCTTTCGGCTACTACTATACATGAACTTTTTTGTTTAGCTGATGGTGCAATTACAATAACTCCAAAAGGAGGTGGAACATTTACATGGTCTGCTACTACAAGTCAAAACCTTAACGTTATCGTTGGGAATTGTGAGGTATTAAGTGGAAGTTTTGTGGGATTTAAAGCCCATAAAGGTGCTGGGCCTTATCGTATTTAATAAAATTTAAAATTAAGTTATGGAATTTTGTACAGACGGTTGTTTAACTGGGATGACAGACACAGCAAGAGTTAAGCTTTTTAATAGAATTAGAAGAAAGATTGGCGCTCCTGTTATGAATGTCGAACTTATAGATGACCAAATAGAAGAGTGTGTTTGTGAAGCTATTGAAGAATATTCTTCAGAAGTTAATAGTTGGGTAATGCAAAATAGATTAGGTGAAATGCTTGGTCTACCATCAGAAGTTGATTTTACTTTAAAATATGTATCAAATAGTTTATATTTCGAAAAATCATTTGGTAAAGCAATAGCTGAACAAACTGGTGTTGGAGTTGATGGTACTAGACCTATTTTAACAGACTCAATTAAGCTTACAGCAGGAACACAACATTATTATATAGAGGCTGATAGAGAAGTAAATGAAGTTTTATGGTTTACCCCAAGTTTTATAAATCTTTTTGGACTAGATCCATTTGCTAATACTAATATAGCTTTTACTGAATTTGGTGCTTCTTTTGCAGGACATACTTTATATCATGTAATGCCTGTATTTGATACAATAATGACAGCACAAGCCGCTGAACTAAGAAATAGAGTTAGAGGATCGGAATATTCACACATTATAAGACCTGGCCCAAATGGAACTAAAAAATTAAGCCTATTTCCTACTCCAAGAAATACATCAGGTATGGCTTCTCCTGGACCTGTAAATGTAGGTATCGGTGGTGGAGCTGGTACACCAGGGGTGGTATTTTATACTTATTATGATAGACTTGGTAATTATGGTAATCCAGATTTTTCTGGAAACACCGCAAATCCAGGATTTTCAGGTTTAACATCAGAGGAAATTGCCCAAGGATTTCAAGGAAATGGATTATCTTCCTCACCCGCAGATGTTCAATTAAATTATATTGCATATAGTCAACTAAACTCTGTGGCACAAACTTGGGTTAAAAAATATGCTCAGGCTTTGGCCAAAGAATTACTTGGTATAGGTATAAGAGGTAAATTTAACGGAGAATTACCTATTCCAGACGCTCAGTTAACGCTTAATAAAGATGATTTGATATCTACTGGCCGTGAAGATCAAAGAAACCTTAAAGAGCAGTTAAAATTACAATTAGAAGAATTGAATTATGATAAAATAATGGAAAAGAGAGCTTTAATTCAAGAAGCTGTTAATAAAAGCCTTTCTTTTGGACCTATGGGAATTTACATGGGTAATATGGACTAAAATAATATGAGTGATATAAATGAAATAGGGAAAAAACCAGAGAAATTTGAGGAACATGAAGATAACCTTAAGGGTATAAAGTTATTTTTTGGTCAAAAGGAATCTGATTTTTTTCATAGTGCTGGTAGAGAAATTACAGAAACTATTTTACAAGAAAGTTTTTTATTATATAGAATCAATTTAAATAAAACAGAAGTACACCCTCTTTATGGAGAAGCTATACAAAAAAGATGGCTTCCAGAAATAGAAATATTTGGAAGAATTAATGTTGAAATAGAAGATCCAACTCAACAAGTAAAGGGTGGAATAACTAAAAAAGGATTGGGTAAATTTACCGCCCATGTATATATTGAACATCTTGATGAATTAGGTTTGGTAACTAGAAAATCTGATAATGAAATTATTACTGGAGTTAAAATGGGTGATTTTTTAGGTTTTAAAGGACAATTCTATAAAATTATTGATGATGGACATGCACAAATATCTAATCAACACTCTTGGGGTGGTGATAGAAAGTTTTTCATTACAATAAAAGGTGTTGAAGTCGATGAAGATATTTTTAAGGGAAGATAGGAAAATTTTTCTTTATATAGTTTACTAAAAATTTTTCTTTATATAGTTTACTGTAAAACTATTATACTTGCAGTTTTAGGAAAAAAACTTACAAAAATCAACCCCCTTTCCCCCTTTGGCTTATATTAGGCCAAAGAGATTGAATTTTTTCGTTAGAAAGAAATTCAAAACACTCTAATATAGAGTGTGGGAAGGTAGAGCTTTTTTGTTTGTCATTTACCCTATGCAATTTGCATTTTCAGCGTAAAAACACATAAGTCTGAAACCAACACCCCTGAAGAAAACAGTGTCTTATGCGAAAAAAAGTAATACAAAGATAGAATAATTTATTTTTAAAAGCAATATTATTTTTTACTATTTATAATAAAAGTATATGTCTGCTAATGATAATATAGGAAATAACCTTGATAAACAATTTGAAAACTTTAATTATTTACCTCAAAAAATTGAATTGGAGGATCTCGGAATGGCTCTTAAAAAATCTATTTCTAAGTTAAATTTGAGTTTATTAGTTGAAACTGGTAAAATAAAGAAAGTTCCAATTATTCATGTTATGCAAGAATTATGGGCTGAGAGAAAAATGAATTGGGGTGATATGCGAAATGAGCAAGGAGAAGAAGTAACTAGACCTTTTATAGCTATGTATAGAACTAGTGTAAAGAGAGGAACTTCTCCTATAAAATATACAATTCCTAAGAAAAAAAAATTTAGATTTGTTAAAGTTCCTAAGTTTGATGGGACTCTAAAGGGATTTGATATGTGGAAAGTTCCACAACCTGTATATATTGATGTTACATATGAATTACGGTTTGTCACTCACTATTTACAACACGTTGATGATTTTTATGAGGCTATTTTTGATGATGGTTATTCTGATGGTGAAAGATATCTTAATGTTAATGGTTATAATATAGCAACTGTAATTGGAGAGCCTTCTGAGGAAAATACAGTAGATGATCTTACTCAGGAGAGAATATTTCAAATAGTTGTACCGATAACTATTTATGGAAAACTAATAGATCCTACAAAATTTGAAAAAGTTAATACAATAAATAAAATTTCTATTAAAATAACAGAGAGTTAGGTTAATTTCAGCTTTTTTTGTCTATTTATAGTAAACTAGTTTTAAATTTATAAAAGAAAAACAATATGGCAACAATTTTTGTATCACCAGGTGTCTACACAAAAGAACAAGATTTTAGTGTTTTTGCCTCAAGAATAGGTATAACAAGGCTTGGATTGGTAGGAGTAACTCAAAAGGGACCTGCTTTCGAAGCTATTAAGGTAAGCAGTACAGATGAGTTTAACTTAAGATTTGGGGGAACTAACCCAGACTATCCATTAACGTATGTGGCAAATTCATTTTTGGCACAATCTGATGAATTAACTATAAGTAGAGTGTTGGGAACAACTGGATTTATTAATTCACCAGCGTGGTTAATTGTTGCAGATACTGCAGATAGTTTCGGGGTGTCTTATACACTTAGTGGGGCTACTTTTGCAATTACTGATTTTACAGCTACCACAGCTCATGTTATTATATTGTCAGCCGACTCTGCATTAGCATCAGGTGTTATTTCTGTAAGTACTGCAAATAATATTGATGTAAATGTTAACTATAGTGGTGTTACAATGGAAACATTAGTTGATGCATTAAATTTGAATACTACTTGGGCGGATACTATTTGGACTGCTACGGGTGGAGATTCTTCTTTGCCTACAACAGATATATATTCTCTATCAGGAGTAAGTTTAGGTATTGAGGCAAGAGGCTCAGAATCAGGTTCTACACTTGCAATTCTTAGAAGTAAGAAAAATTCAAGTACAGACGCTTTTTATTTTTCAGCTTCTACGGACGTTGAAATAGGTGGTTTAATTGGAGATTTTGGTGAAAACACATCAACTCCTACTGGAGATTTTACTCTTAGTGCAACAACTGGTCCATGGTCAGGTTCTAATTATACTCTTAATTTAGATGAAACTAGTGATAATTATATTGTAAAATTTCTTGGAAAATCTCCTAAAGTTATAACTGGAGCTCAAAATTTATATGTAGAAAGAATATATCCTCACTTTATTAGAGAGGCTATGAATAGAGGTCAAATTACAGGTTTAAGAACTGAATTAGTTTATTCTAATGATGATGTTTATACAGATTTCCAAGATACCTATACTAATGCTGTAACCCCTTGGATTGTATCAAGGGTAGTTGGGGGAGATGTTAGACAATTGTTTAAAGTTCATACAATTTCTGATGGAAATTCTTCAAATACAGAAGTTAAAATTTCTATTCAAAATATAGATATTGTAAATAAAACATTTACTCTTGTAGTAAGAAGATTTGGGGATACTGATGCAACGGCATCGTCCACAGCACTAGAATCATTTGCAAATCTTACAATGGATGATACACAATCTAATTTTATTGGAAAAGCTATTGGTACTTATGATGAAGAATTTCCAAAAAGATCTTCATTTATAAGTATTGAATTACCTGGATTATATCCAGAAGACGCAGTTCCTGCTGGTTTTGAGGGTTATGAGATAAGAGGTGATGCAACTATAACAAATGGAAAAGCCCCAAATATTTTTTATAAAACTGAATATTTTTCGGGGGATTCTGTATTTAAAACTTATTTAGGGGTTTCAGAGTTGGGCTATAGTAGTTTAACTACATCTGAGGTTTCTGTGGCAAACTCAGTTCAATCTGTGGAGTCTGATTTATTCCAATACAAAGGGGGTTATACAACTTCTGCAACAACTACAACTAAGGGTTTCCATATGGAAAATGTAGCAAGTACAGCATTCACCTCTGGTGACAAAGCTTCTCTTGCACTTTATTTAAAAGATGGAGTTGATGTGGTTGATAGATCACAACTTAAATTTACTGTCGTTCCTTATGGTGGATTTGATGGCTGGGATAAATATGATTATTTTGAAACTCCAGAAGCAAGATTTACAGGCGCATTTGCGAGTAATGTAACAGCATTTAAAGCTGCAATTGATATATTTAAAAATCCTGAAGAAGTTGATATTAATTTATTTGCTACGCCAGGTGTTAACTTTGGTAACAATGAGAGTATAATTAAATACGCCCTTTCAACAATGGAAGAAAGAACTGATTCTCTTTATGTAATGGACTCTCCTAGAGTTACAATTACTACAAGAAAAGGTACATCAGAAGAAGTCGTTCAGTTACTTGAAAATACAGGTATTGATTCTAATTATGCAGCTACTTATTGGCCTTGGGTCCAAATTCAAGATACTGTTTCTGGTAAATATACATATCAAGCGCCTACATTGCTTGCATTGAAAGCTATGGCTTACACTGATAATATTGCAGCTCCTTGGTATGCACCAGCTGGCTTAAATAGAGGTCTTGCTGGAACAAGTGTTATTAAAACAGATATCAAACTTAATAAAGATGGTAGAGATACGCTTTATCAAGGTAGGGTTAATCCAATTGCATTCTTTGTACAACAAGGTATTAGTATATTTGGACAAAAAACTCTTCAAATTAGACAATCTGCACTTGATAGAATTAATATTAGAAGATTATTATTACAAGTTAGAAGATTAATTTCTGCCGCTTCATTAACATTGTTATTTGAACAGAATGATCAAACATTACGTGATCAATTCCTTGCAAGGGTAGAACCTATATTATTGCAAATCCAAAACCAAAGAGGTCTTACAGCATTTAAAGTTGTAATGGATGATACAAATAATACAGATGAAACTATTGACAGAAATATGTTAATAGGTAAGATTCAACTTAAGCCTACAAGAACCGCAGAATTTATAGATTTAACCTTTCAAGTATTGCCAACAGGGGCATCTTTCGAAGATTTTTAACTAGCTGATAACCAAATAGTTACAAATTTAAAAAGAGGAAAATTAATAGTTTTCCTCTTTTTTGTTTTAAAAAACTTTTCACTGGTGGTATTTTATAAAATAAAACTATTTATAATAAAAGATTTTTATAAATGAACGGTTACTACATAAATCCATTTCCTGATATCTATTTAAATTTGAGCGGTGGTACCGTTACAGGAGGTACTAATTTTACTGCTGGACTAAGTGCGTCTACGTTTTTTAGTGGATCAACAGATTTATATGATATTTTCGCAAGTGCGGGTTCTGGTGATATAACAAGGGTCCAATCAGGATTAAATACTTATACAGGTGGAACTGCTAATTTGCCAACAGTTAATGTTTCTGCGGCAACTTTAGATACGTTAACTGTGACAGGAAATACAATTCTTTGTGCTACAACTATAAATGGATTACTAACAGCAAATCAAGTAAATATAAATGCACCAGGTTCCCTTCTGTTTTCTTTTTCAATACAAGGTGTTGATAATAATATTGTTACATATAGAGATGTTGATGGAGAAGATGTTTTTATATTTCAAGGCTCTTTGGCAAATTCTGATTTGGATATTGGAATTGGGGATTATTCGGAGGCCTATGGTTTGCCTGGTTATAGAATAGAATTTAATAAAGCATTGCATCACTTTAAAGGTGGTAATGTTTTTATAGGTGATGGTTCGCTTGTTCCTAATGAAAAATTATATGTTGATGGAAATACACGAATTAATGGAATTCTTTCTGCAAATACAATTTATTCAGGGTCAACAAATCTTTATGATATCTTTAGTACTACTAGTGGGGTTAATTTAACCCCCTCTTTAATTGCTTATGCAGGGTCTAGTGGCTTTTTAACTGGTGAGACAGGTTTTGTATACAATGATAGTACAAATGTCTTTACATCGCCTAATATGGCCACGGCAATTGATGGTTCTTTAATTGTGGGTTCGGGTGGGACGGTGATAGGTTATGGAGGAGCTCATGGGGTTGCTGGAGTTGGCGATCTTACAGTACATGGAAATTTTGTTATTTTTGGGGATACGTTTAGTGCTCATACAGAACAAATGTATATTGAAGATAATTTAATAACATTAAATTTCAATCCCACAGGAAGTACAGCAGCAAGCTCACTTGGCTCAGGATTTGAAGTTCAAGATGGTTCGGGAATTCAGGGAACAGATGTTTTCTGGGATATTAGAGGAACTGGGGATACTTTATCTGAGCGTAGTTTTACAACAAATCTTTATGAAATAAGAGTGCAAGAGTCTGGAACAGTAAATAGTCCCAATGGGCTCAGGGTTCTTGTGGAAGGGGACATAATTTCAGGAGGGGAATTTTAGACCTAGCCGAGGAGTTTTTTAATTTTTACATATTTATAAACAGAGAAAAATCTCTGTTTTTATATAAAAATTAATATTATGAAATCTGGAATTTACAAAATAATAAATTTAATTAATAATAAAGTATATATTGGACAGGCTAGAAACTTAAATACAAGATATAGAGAACATCTATATAGAATAAAAAAGGAAATTCACCACAATATATATTTACAAAAATCATTTGAAAAATATGGAAAAGAGAATTTTAAATATGATATTTTAGAAGAAATTGAAGATATATCACTATTTAATTTAAGAGAAAAGTATTGGATTGATTACTACGGCGGCATTAATAGTGATAATACATATAATTTAAAAGACCCTATGTCTAATGATTATAGTAATTATGTTAGAAAAAAAATAAGTAAAAGTAATTCTGGAAAAAATAATCCCAATTATGGGAGTTACTGGGATGACGACCAAAAAGAAAATTTATCCAAAAATAGAAAGGGATTTTCTTGGGATGATTTATATGGAATAAAAAAGGCGAATAAAATGAGAAAAAATCAAAGTAAATCTCAAAAAGGAAGAAAGGCTAGCCAAGAAACAAAAGAAAAACTTAGAAAGTTAAATACGGGAAATAAAAACCCAGCATATGGTAAAGGAGATAGACAGAAGGGTGAAAAAAATCCTATGTATGGAAAACCATCATCAATAAGAAAACCAGTTTTAAAATTTGATAAAGAAGGTAATTTTATTAAGAGATATGAATTTTTACAAGAGGTTTTTAAAGACGGGTTTAATATTGGCAATGTTTCGTCTGCTGCTAGTGGTAAATTAAAATCTTCGGGGGGTTTTACCTGGAAATATGAAGGGGTTTAAAATTTTTTTTGTCTTTGTTTAAACAATAACCGTGCTAACTTTAGTTAAAATTGTTTATATCTGCGCTAACTTCTATTTGAATTCCTCCTTGTTGTGGAAGAGATAGGATTGAACCCCCTGAGAATGTAAGTTCGAACTCCCCAAGATATTTGCCAGCCTCGTCTGTATCACCACTTTGCCAAGTATATTGTAAAGTACCACCTGATGCACATACTACAACAGCAGTTTGATCATAAACTTTTAAATTATTACAGTCATCTTTCATAGAAAAAGTAACACTTGTAACAGTTGAGAGATCATAATCAATTTTTTGATTTAAATTACCTCTACCTTTAACAGCAATTTGAAGTACTGGTAAAGTATCGTTTCTTTTTATTTCAAAAGCCTGTATTGACATTTTATTTATTTACTATTTGAATTTCTATTGGTTGGTCAATCATTTTAATTTCTATTGGTTGACTTATAACTTCAGTTTCTAATCTTTGGATATAAATAGTTTCAGAGATATCTGAGTAACTTAATTTAAATGAAGTTTTTAAATCTTTCTCAGGAGAACCGAGTGTATATTTAATTTTCCAAATAAGGTCATAGGAATTATCAGCTGAATATAAATCCAAGTTTAAATCTACATAATAAACACCCGTTGATTCATGTGTGATTATGGAAACATCTTCTATTAAAATAGACGTATCTTTATAAGATTTTACACTTATAATTTCTGGGTTAATTAGAATATACGAATCAGAACCCGAGGTAACCTCAATTCTATAAAATCTTCTGTATAGTCTAATGTATTCCATATAAAAATAATATTAAAAATTCAGGGTATACGACTTCATATACCCTAAATTTAGTAAATATTTTAACTATTTTTTAAGCGTCCAATATACATCTATCAGGTTGGATTGTGATCGTTACCGTAGATACATCATCTGCGCCATAATCATAATCGTCAAATGCTGCGGATTCAATCTGACAACCTATAAGAGTCCATTTTTCTACTTCCACTCCAGTTGGGTCTAGCGCTTTTAGTACAAGATTCTTCTTGTAACCAATAGCATATCCCATTCTACCTGTGGCAGATTCAAAATGTAATCTTACCCATTCCATAATTTTTTGAGTTGTGGATGGTCCAATAACATCAATAAATTTCACTTCAAGAGTTTGCCATACAGAACGACCAGCAACAAAAGTTGATGTATTCATATAAGGAATCTCTGTCTTATTGATGTTTAGAGATGGTTTTCCAGATGTTTGTACTAAGTAAGACTCAATACCTAATTCAGTTGGAAACTCTAAAACAAATCTATTTTTTCTTTTTGGTTCCTGTTCAATTGGAACTGGACGAAACATATCAGCCATATTAATTTATTTTTTAAGTTTATTATAAATAGGAAAAAAATTTTTTTGTCATTATTATTTATTTTTTTTTAAATTAATTTATTTTAAAGTTTATTTTTCTTTTTTCTATTTATTAAAAACTCTATAGTTTTTAAGAATGACCTATAATAGGTCGAATGTATTAGAAAAGATATAATATCAATATATTATGGCAAAACCAGTAAGACTCATTACCAAGAAAACCGCTGTGCCTGGACGAATTCCGACGGGAACAACTGGAACTGAAGTATCCTTTATAAATCAGGGGGAGTTGGCTATTAACACAGCTGATAAAAAACTATTTTCATATGATGGTTCAGAGGTTTTTGAGATCGGAAGTGAGTCATATTTAAGGTTAACTGGCGGAACGGTGGCTGGTTCAGTTTATATTTCAACTTTAAGTGCGGATACAATATTTTCGGGTTCAACAAATCTTTATGATATTTTTTTAACAACGGCTCCTGAAGGTGATTTAACACGTGTTCAGCCAGGTTTAAATACTTACACAGGCGGTACAGCAAATTTACCAACAATAAATGTTTCTGCGGCAACTCTGGACAATTTAAGTGTTAGTGGAAATACTAGTACTGAGTCTTTTTCTGCAAATTCTATTTTTGCTACAACTTTAAGTGGAACAACTGAGAGAGTTGTAATTGTATCTGGGGGAACACTAGAATCAGAAGAGCTTATTGATATTGAAGATATGTTTACTGCTTATACGGGGGATATTTCCTGTCAAAATCTTACAGTTTCTGGTAATACTAATTTAGGAGTTTTTTCCGCAGACACAATTATTTCTGGGTCAACAAATCTTTATGATATTTTTTTAACATCTACACCTGCGAGTGATATAACTCAGGTTCAACCTGGATTAAATATTTATACAGGTGGAACTATAAATTTTCCAACAATAAATATTTCAGCAGCAACGTTAGATAATTTAACTGTAACTAATACGGTTGATTTAGGTTCACTAGATGTAGTTGGGGTTACAACAATAGGTACAGGATTTACAATATTTTATGATGGTGGTGATTTATATCTAAGTGGGAATTCAACTTTTAGTGGTGAATATTTAAGTTTTATTGCAGCTTCGCAAAT